TGTGATCGTGATGCCGGTGGACACCAGCGCTTACCTTTTGCGCTGTGACGACGGGGATACCTGCACGCTGGAAACGCTGCAGGCGCTGGTGGGTGGGCCCATTGAGGCGGCCGACACCTGCCTGGCGGCCAGCTGGGCGCGGGAGGATGTGGACAGCATCCAGCTGATCGTGAACGAGGAAGGGCTACTGCAGGAGCTGCCGTTCAACGAGCGGGCCACCAACCTGTATGAATTCCGGTACATGAGCGGCATTGTGGGCACGGCGGTGCTGATGGCGGCACAGGGCGACGAGCTGATCGGCTTTACAAAGCCGGTGTGCGAGACCATCTGCAGCGAGTGGGGTCTTGACCTGGCGGAGACAGGCGAAGAATGCCGCTTTCAGACCTTCAGCCCGGATTGAAAGGAGAAATAACCATGCGGAAGGCGCGAATCTATGATGCGCGGCAGCTGCCGGCATACCTGAGTCCGGCGCAGTATGCCGAGCTGATGGGTGTTACCCCGAAGACGGTGCAGAGGATGTGCCGCACAGGGCTTTTGCCGGCCGAAAAGGTGGGGCCGAAGCTATGGCGCATTGACAAAAACGCAGCGCTGGAACAGGGAGCGCTGAACCGAAAAAACAAAAAGCCCGCCGGTGCAGCGAACACCGGCGAGCCTACAGGTGATAGAGTCTGACAACGCCTATCACCAGAAGTTTAACACAAAACGGAGGTTTTGACAATGCGGAAATGGAACGGATGGGCCGTGCTGGCGGCGGGCGCCGGGGCGCTGTGGCTGGGAGGCAAGCTGATCGGGCTGGCAGAGGCGGGCATCACGCTGGCGCTGATGGCCTTTGGCGGCTTTGGGTACGGCTCGGCCGCCACGCGGGCACCGCTGATCTTATGGGCGGTGCTGTGCACGCTGGCAGGGGTGGGGCTGTACGCCTGGAACTGCCGGCAGGAGAACCGGCAGTACGAAGCTGCGGCCCGGCGGCAGCAGGCAGACGAAGCGGCCGCCAAGACCATGGACAAGCGCGGCCGCCGGAGAAAGGCGGGCTGACGCCATGGGCCTGAAAAAGTACCGGGTGCATGTGGAGCTGAGCAAGCAGCTGCCGCAGACGAACAGCCTTTACACCCTGTGTATGACCTACATCGTGCGGGCCGCCACGAAGGTGGACGCAAAGCTCAAGGGCGAATTTGCGGCGAAGGTGGAGAACCCCACCTGCCGCGCGAAAGCCTACCATGTGGAGGAACTGCCGTGAAACCTGTAAATCTGACCCCGGACGAGGAAGAAATCTGGGACCGAGTGGACACCTTTGGCAACGAGCTGGTGCGGGACATGGGCGCGGCCCTGCTGCAGGTGGACCAGCTGCCGGAGTGGATGAAGGAAACGGCGGTGAACCATTTATGCAGCAAGCTGGCCGAAGCCAGAGCGCTGGCGTGCAGCTGGATGAACGACCGCGGCGAGCCGTGAAAGGAGAGACCATGACCTTAGAGGACTACAAGGCCCGGATGGCCCAGGAGCTGGAAAAGCTGGACTGGCAGCACCCGGGCGACAAGGAGAGCGGCGCTTACCGGCTTTTGAGCGAAGCGGGCCGGGACAAGCAGCTGGGCACGCAGGACTGGATCGTGTTATACAACCAGTACCGGGAAGGGGTGAAGCGGACATGAAACGGAACATGAGCCTGAGCCAGGAGCTGGACCTGACGCGGGACGGCACGGCCGAGATGACCCGGTGGTGCATCATCATTGCGCTGCATCAGGGCTTTGGCGTGGGGAAGGACCGGCTGAACAAGATCGAGGCCCGGGCGGAAGCGCTGGCCTACGAAAGCCTGGACGTGGCCATGACGGCCAACGACAAAGGGATGCCCAGCACCGACCGCAGCCGTGCGCTGCGGGAAGGCTGGCTGCCGGAGGGCGTGGAACCGGAGTTCCGGGTGCCGGTGCTGCGCGCACCCCGCACCCGGCGGGAGCAGCAGCTGCGCATGGCGGGCGACGTGGCCGCCAGCATGGTGTGGACCATCTACGCCCGGGCCTGCATGGAGCTGCTGGGCTACAGCAGCAAGCGGCTGAACCGGCTGCGGGAAGAAACCCTGGCCAACTACCGGCAGGTGAACGAGGAAGGCCACGAAAGCCTGAGCTGGGCCATGGAACGGCTGCGCCGGTGCGCCGAGGACGCACTGAAGGAAGACATTACGATCGAGAACGTGCCGGACGAGGAGCGGGCAAAGCAGGCCGACCGGGACTACCAGGAGCAGAAAGCGGCGTTTATCCGGCGGAACATGGCAAAGGCGCTGGGGCACCGGGCGGCCCCGGCGGGGGCCAATGTGCTGGCGCCGGGCGAGATCGAAAAGAAGATCAACACGATCCTGCAGCAGCCGGGCATGCCGGACAGCTGGGAGAGGAGAAGAAAGTGAGCAAAGACAAATGCAAAATGACCCGCAAACGGTTTGAAAAGCTGATGGCGGGAAGGCACGGCGTGCAGCTGCGCGAGGTGCACGACATGGTCAGCCGCGATATGGTGGACCCCAAAAAGCGGCGGGAGGAAGCGTGGCAGACGGCAAAGCACCGGTACGCGCGCAGCGAAAGCGAGGCGAAGCAGGCATGACACTGGAAGAAGCCATGAAATACCGGGGCGAGACGGTGCGCTCGCTGGCGAAGGCGACCGAAACGGCACCGAGCTGTGTGAAGCGCTGGGTACAGCCCGGCGGGCTGGAACGGCTGAGCGCGGTGCGGCTGCAGCAGATCGCCAGGGCGCTGGACGGCGGGGTGCTCGTCACCGAAGACGGCTGCGAAGTGGAGCTGTACGGAGGGAAGGCAAGATGAGTGCACATTACGTCTACCGCCTGTACGACCCGAAGACCGGCGCGCTGCTGCACGAAGGCACCCCCACCGAGCTGGTGGCGGCGGGGCTGTTCCCGGACCGGGACCGGCTGCAGAGCGAGTACATGCGCCAGAAAAAGACCGTGAAAAAGCCGCGCATCTGGCGGATCGAGCGGGAAAAGCGGCCCCCGGCGGCCACAAAGACGCTGCTGCGGGAGGTGTGGGAGTACACCGCCTGGGATGCAGCGGGCAACCGGATGGCGAAGGGCACGGCGGCAGAGCTGGTGGAGCAGGGTTTTTTCGACTGCACCCAGAAGGCGGCAAACTGGGCCCGGAAGGGCTGCTGCCCGGCGCGCGGCATTGCAAAGCTGACCCGGGAAAAGGTGCGGCGGAGCATCGTGCAGCGGAACGCGGCGGGGGCGAAGAAGCTCCCGAAGGCAGAGCAGCACCGGGCACCGGCGTCGAAGCCGCAGAAAAAGGCGGCGAAGGGCGTGATCCCGAAGATCAAGGACCCGGACGCGCTGCAGCTGGACGTGCACGCGCTGTGCGGGTACAACGCAGCGGCGCGGAAGCGGGGCCTGCCGGAGCTGAGCTACGGCGTGTGGGCCGCACGGGGAAAGCCGGAAATACCATAAAAACGGCCCTCAGGCAATCAAGCCTGGGGGCTTTGGCGACAAAAGACAAGGCGTGCCGGGTGGTGTGCAGCGGACGGCTGCACCTTAGCCGGAATGGTTTGTCGGGCCCCGGAAGGGGCAGGACCTACCTTATTATAATGCGTGATTGCTCCAGGGCGTCCGGCGGGACGCTTTTGGGGGGCTTGTATACCCGTTATTTCTGTGACGGTGATGATCATGGAAACGGAAAAACACAGGACGCTGACGACCAGCAGGAGGTGCCGGGATGCGAAGAAGCTACATCCGGGAAAAGAAATACCAGTGCGGTGACGAGTACATGACCGTGGGCGTCTATGCAGTGACCGACCAGGAGCACCGGCAGCGGGGCAAGAAGCGCAAGGAGAGCGACCGGGGCCAGAAGGAGCGGAACAAGTACGCCAGCCTGCGCCGAAAGCAGCGGAAGGTGCTGGCGAATTTTGACAAGAACGGCTTTTTCCTGACCGGTACATACGAGGACGGCTATTTACCTGCAGACTTTGCGGCCTGCCGGAAGGACGTGGAGAACTACAAGCGGCGGGTGATCACGGCGACCTGCAAGCGATTTGGCGTGCCGAAGGACAGCATCCGGCTGATGCTGTGGGCGGTGCGCAAGGGCGAAGCCGGACGGCTGCACCTGCACGGGTTTGCCCAGTGCAAAGGACTGGATGCGGCCGACCGGCGGGAGTGGCGCGAGATGCTGGAAGACCTATGGCGGCGGCGTATCCCGGGCACCGGCGAATACGACCCGCTGGGCACCATGAATGTGGACCGCATGGACATGAAAAAGCTGCTGGGCATTGACGGGCAGGGCAAAAACGGCACGGTGGGGTACATCTACGGCCACAAAGAGCGCAACTGCATCGAGACGCGGAACCTGCGGCAGCCGGACGAGCTGGCCGCCTGCGACACCAAGTGGAGCCGGAAGCAGCTGCGCAAGGGCTGCACCGAGTGCGCGGAGAACGCCTACTGGTGGGAGCAACGGTTCCCGGGGTGGGAAGTGGTACAGGTGGCGGTGTATGACCCGCAGCAGCTGTACGAGACGGACAGGCCGCGGCCGGAGGGCTGGGAAAGCAGTGAACCGCAGGCGTATCTGATCCTGCGGCGGAGAGAGTTTGCGAAAGTTCGCACCTGACAGACAGGATTATTTTATTTTGCGCGCGCGGAAGGCGGTGGACGGGTGACAAAGCAGCAGAAAAAGGCGGTGCGCAAGGCGCTGCGGAAGTTTGACGGCAGCGGGCAGTGGGAAGACGTGCTGGGCCGGGTGCGGGACTACTATGCCAGGGAGGACCCGGTGTGCTGGGACCTGCTGCGGCTGCGGTACATCGAGGGCCGGAGCGAGTGGGACGTGGTGGGGCTGCTGCACATCGGGCGGACGACCTACTACCACAAGGAGCTGGAGGCGCTTTCCACCGTGGCGGTGTATGCGGCGGCGGCGGGGCTGATATAGAGCAGGCTGGACACGAATGTGTGCGGCCTGTTTGTGCTGCAACGACGACGACCGCCGCCAGCGGCGGAAACAGGGAGGAGTTGTTGGGGCAGTGTTCTGATTTTTCAAAGCGCCGTAAGGCCGCTGAAGAAAAACCAGCAAACACAACCCGTACTCGCCGCGCGAGACCGCTGAAAAAAGTCCGTAGTTTTTTTGCAGACAGAAACGTGATAGGCTGGAAGCAAAGCACGGGAAGGAGGGCCGGGAATGGCGACGCGCAGATACTGCAAGAACACGGTGCCCGGCCGACAGGGCCGGGGCAAAAAGTACCCGGCAAAGGTGCGGGCGGACGTGGTGATGGCCATGATCGGCTCGAACTCCATCTGCGCGGTGGCCCGGAAGTACGGCGTGCCGGAAAGCACCATCCGCAGCTGGATGGCGGAGGAAGCCAAGCAGCCGGACGGGGCCTTTGCCCAGGCACGGGCCGAAGCGGCGCGGGAGATCGCAGCGCGGGCAGCGCTGGGGGCCCGGGCCCAGGTGGGTTATCTGCAGCAGCGGGTGGCCGAGAACCAGCGGGCGGCGGACATCCGGGCAAAGCTGGAGCAGCGGCTGGACGAGGACGCCCGATCGCGGCGGTACGAGATCGGCGGGCTGCTGAAAAGCGAGGCGGAAGACCTGCAGGACGCAGCGGAGACCGGCCTTGTGGTGCGCAGCGCACCGGGGACCTACGACCGGCAGCTGAGCGACGAGGAACGGGACGAGCTGGCAAAGCAGCTGGAACGGTACGAAGCGAAAGCCATGACCGACAAGGACGCGGCGAACATTGCGGCGGTGCTTTTGACGACGGCCGCCAACGCTGCGGCGCTGGTGCCCCGGGACGAGGGCAGCAGCCAGAGCGTGGCCCCGGCGGTGCTGATGGAAGGGCAGGAAGTGAGCGAGCAGCAGGAGGTGGTACTGGATGGCCGGGGAGACGTATGACGGCAGGCCCATCCTCTGGCGGCCGCAGCCGAAGCAGGCCGCCTTCATGCGGCGCAGCGAGGACGAGGCCCTGTACGGCGGGGCCGCAGGCGGCGGAAAGAGCGATGCGCTGGTGATCGAGGCACTGCGGCAGGTGGACATCCCACACTATCGCGGGCTGATCGTGCGCAAGACCTACCCGCAGCTGAGCGAGCTGATCGACAAGACCATGCAGTACTACAAGCCGGTCTTCCCGAAGGCGAAGTACAACGCGTCGAGCCATGTGTGGACCTTCCCCAGCGGGGCGAAAATCTACTTCGGCAGCATGTTCCGCACCCAGGACAAGTACAACTACCAGGGCAAGGCCTTTGATTTTATCGGGGTGGACGAGCTGACCCACTTTACCTGGGAGGAATACAGCTACCTCATGAGCCGCAACCGCCCCACAGGCCCGGGCACGGTGGTGTACATGCGGGCCACGGCCAACCCCGGCGGCATCGGCCACGGATGGGTGAAGGCCCGGTTCATCACACCGGCACCACCGGGCACCCGCATGGTGCAGCTGGTGGACGTGAAGAAGCCGGACGGCACCGTGCAGCAGATGCGGCGCACGCGGGTGTTCATCCCGTCCACGGTGTTTGACAACAAAAAGCTGCTGGAGAATGACCCGGGATACCTGGGCACGCTGGCCAGCTTGCCGGAAGCGGAAAAGCAGGCGCTGCTCTACGGCGACTGGGACAGCTTTTCCGGCCAGGTGTTCACCGAATGGCGCAACGACCCGGACCACTACGAGGACCAGCGGTGGACCCACGTCATCAAGCCGTTCCGCATCCCGGCACACTGGCGCATCTGGCGCGGGTACGACTTCGGCTATGCAAAGCCTTTTTCCGTGGGCTGGTACGCGGCCGACGAGGAAGGGCGGCTTTACCGCATCAAGGAGCTGTACGGCTGCACCGGCACGCCGAACGAAGGCCTGCGCATCGACCCGGTGGAGCAGGCAAGGCGCATCCGGGAGGCAGAGCAGAACGACCCCATGCTGCGGGGGCGGCAGATCACCGGCGTGGCAGACCCGGCCATCTTCAACGAGAGCCAGGGCGAGAGCATTGCCGAGATGCAGGAAAAGCACCCGAACTACATCTTCTGGAAGCCCGGCGACCACACGCGGCTTGCGGGCAAGATGCAGTTCCACTACCGGCTGGCCTTCGACCGCGAGGGGCGGCCGATGTTCCAGGTGTTCGACACATGCAAGCATTTTATCCGCACCATCCCGAACCTGGTCTATGACGAGAGCAACGTGGAGGACATTGACACCACGCAGGAGGACCACATTTACGACGAGTGCCGGTATGTGCTGATGGAAAACCCGCTGAGCCCGAAGCAGGCGGTGCGGGATGTGCCGATGAAGGACGACCCGCTGGACCTGGACAAGCGAAAGAGCCGGACGCGGGTGATGAGGGTGTAGACGCTCCGCTGGGCCAGAGGACAAGAGGGGCGTTTCGACGCGCCCCTCTCATCCTCTGGACTCCACTTACCCCTGACGAGAAAGGGGCTGCTCGCCCCTTTCAGACCCCAAAGAAGAAGTCGAAACGGAAAAAATCTAGCCGCTTCGCTAAACGATTTTTTCGCGTTTCTCCGATTTGAAAAACGAGAAGGTGAAGTGCATGAATGAAAACGAGCTTTTGCAGGGGATGCTGAAGCGCTACCCGGACCAGAGGGACGGGGCCTTCGGAGAAATGCAGAATGCCGCAGCTGCCCCTCATCAGTCGGCTTTGCCGACAGCTTCCCCCGAGGGGGAAGCCTTCGACCTGCCCACGGCGCAGGTGATCGGGGAGGAAGAAGTCAAGAAGGCAAACGACATCCTGCAGAAATACAAGACCGGCAAGGCGGCGCTTGACAAGCGGATCATCGACAACGAGCTGTGGTTCCGCATGGGGCACTGGAAGAACTACGAAAACAAGATGATGGAAGGCAAGCCGAAGCCCTCCAGCGGGTGGCTGTTCAACAGCATCGCCAACAAGCACGCCGACGCCATGGACAACTACCCGGAACCCAACGTGCTGCCCCGGGCGGCGGACGACGAGGAGACCGCGAAGGTACTCTCCAAAATCCTGCCCACGGTGCTGGAACAGTGCGACTACGAGACGGTGTACAGCGACACCTGGTGGCGCAAGCTGAAGACCGGCACCGGCGTGAAGGGCATCTTCTGGGACCCGACGGCCCGCAAGGGCCTGGGCGAGATCAGCATCCGCAGCGTGAACCTGCTGATGCTGTACTGGGAGCCGGGCGTGGAGGACATTCAGGACTCGCCGAACCTGTTCAGCCTGAGCCTGGCAAACTCGGAACAGCTGGAGGCGCAGTACCCGCAGCTGAAGGGCCACACCGGCCACAGCCTGGACGTGGCAAAGTACATCCACGATGACAGCATCGACACCGCCGACAAGAGCGTGGTGGTGGACTGGTACTACAAAAAGGCCCAGCCCGGCGGGCAGACGGTGCTGCACTACTGCAAGTATTGCAACGGCATCGTGCTGTATGCCAGCGAGAACGACCCGCAGTACGCGGAGAGCGGCTTTTACGACCACGGGAAATACCCCTTTGTGTTCGACCCGTTATTCCGCGAGGAGGACAGCCCGGCGGGCTTCGGGTACATCGACGTGATGAAGGACACTCAGACCGCCATTGACGAGATGAACCACGCCATGGACGAGAATGTGAAGCTGAGCGCAAAGCAGCGGTACATCCTGAGCGACATGGCGGGGATCAACGAGGAAGAACTGGCCGACTTTGGCCGGGACATCGTGCATGCGGCGGGCCGGGTGACCGACGAGAGCATGCGGCCGCTGCAGACGGCAGGCCTTGCGGGCAACCTGATCACCTACCGGGACGACCGGGTGAACGAACTGAAGGAGATCAGCGGCAACCGCGATGTTTCCCAGGGCGGCACCACCAGCGGCCTGACGGCGGCCAGCGCCATTGCAGCGCTGCAGGAAGCGGGCTCGAAGCTGAGCCGCGACATGCTGAAAAGCGCCTACCGGGCTTTTGCGCAGGAGTGCTACTTCATCATCGAGCTGATGCGGCAGTTCTACGACGAGCAGCGGGTCTACCGCATCACGGGAGAGAGCGGCGGCACGGAGTATGTGCCATTCAGCAATGCGCAGTTACAGCCCCAGCCCGGCGGCATGGTGGGCGGTGTGCAGCTGGGCGACCGGGAACCGATCTTTGACATCACGGTGAGTGCGGCGAAGAAAAGCACCTTCAGCCGCCTTTCCCAGAATGAGACGGCGAAGGAATGCTACCAGATGGGATTCTTTGCACCAGCCAATGCTGACGCGGCGCTGGCTGCGCTGGACATGATGGACTTTGAGGGCATCGAGAAGGTGCGCCAGCGGGTGGGCCAGAACGGCACACTGTACCAGCAGCTGCAGCAGATGGCCCAGCAGATGCAGAAGATGGCAGCCATTATCGACCAGCAGAACGGCACCAACGTCTCGGCTGCGGCAGGTGCAGCGGCCCAGGCCGCGGGCAGCACCGGCGGTGGCGGCGGCGGGGGCACCAGTGTAAAGAGCACGACCAACAGCCTGGGCGACGTGGTGGGCCAGAGCGGCAGCAACAGCATGGCCACCCAGGCGGCACAGCGGGCGATGAACGTGAACAACCCGAACAAAGAATGATGTGCTGCGCAATGAGGATGCCCGGATGGGCAAATGATGTCTGCCCGTGGGGCAGATGGTGTGCGCTGCGGCGCATGAAAGGAGAAACGGAAATGATCACGATCATCTACGATGAGAAAGAACACGACATGATCCTGCAGGCATCGGGGCACGCGGGCTTTGCACCGAAGGGGCAGGACATCGTGTGTGCAGCAGTGAGCTGCCTGATGCAGACGCTGGCATACAGCGTGGACGGCGGCACCGCGACCCGGGACCCGGACGGCGACAACGTCCTGCGTGTGCAGGCGGCACAGAGCTTTGACACACAGGCAAAGTTTGAGCTGGTGACGGATGGGCTGATGCTGCTGGCCCAGCAGTACCCGGAGAATGTGCGGTTTGTGAACCTGCACGCGAACGACACCGACAATGTGGACTTACAGTTGTTCGCTGCAACGGCGACGACCACTGCCTGCGGCAGAAACAGGGAGGAGCTGTTGGGGCCGCGGCCAGCAGGATGCAAGGCCCGCGCAAGGGCCGAAGCAGACGCTGGGAGCCGCAACCCGTTCGGCAGTTTGGACTTACAGCGTTTTGCTGAAGGTGCAGCAGCTTCGGGCGGTGACGGTGCGGGTGCAGGCGAGAGCGCGGGCGCTGCGGCGGGCATCCAGGCACCGGCGCTGCGGCCGGCACAGGAGCGCATGGCGAAGCGCAGCCACCCGGGCAGGGCGGCAAAGGCGGCGAACCCTCTCAGTTCACAGTCCGGAGACGGGACCCTCTCACCGGCCCCGTCCGCCGATGGCGGCGCGGATGCCGGAGATTCCCCAAAGGGGGAGCCGGGAATCAAGGAAGGCGAGACCGGCGAAGGGGAGCAGGCCGAAAAGAAGGCCGCAGACCCGGCGGAAAAGCGCCGGGCCTTTGGCCAGCTGATGCAGGGCGAGTATGCGGCGGAGTTTGAGGAAGCCATGCAGCGCGCGGCACAGGTGGCGGCGCAGAACATCCAGAACAACCCCCAGGTGAAGGCGCTGATGGACGCGCTGGGCGAGGCCTACGGTGTGGACACCAGCAGCCCGGACAGCCTGGCCGCGCTGACCGACGCGGTGAAGAACGGCAAGGTGAAGAACGACGCCTATTACGAGACCCTTGCCGCCGAAAAGGGCATCAGCGTGAAGACGGCCCGGGAGATGGACCGGATGGAAGGGGAGCTGCAGCGGGCCAACGCCGAGAAGCAGCGGGCCGAACAGATGCGCGCGGCCGCCGAGCACCAGCAGCGTGTGGCGGCGGTGCAGGCGCAGTGGCAGGCGGAAGCGGAAAGGCTGCAGCAGAAGTACCCGAGCTTTGCGCTGGACGAAGTGCTGAACAACCCGGCCGTGGCGGACATGATCCGGCGGGGCATCGGGTTGGAAGCGGCGTACCGCGCAGCCTACTTTGACCAGCTGATGGAGAACCAGACCGCCCAGACCGCAAAGCAGGTGGAACAGGGTGTGGCAGCCCGCATCCAGCAGCGCGGCCAGAGACCCACCGAGAACGGCGTGCGCCCCGGCGGCGCGGCAGAGACCAAGGTGGACGTGGAGCACATGACCCGCGCACAGCGGGCCGAGCTGGCACGCCGGGCACGGCGCGGGGAACGGATCGTGCTGTGAGAATGAATTTCCCGCGCGAAGGGTGCGAGAAAGATAAAAACCTTTTGAAGGAGGACGACAAGATGAACATCTACAAGAAGATGGACCTGCAGCTGTTTGCTGACGCAAGCGCACAGCTGCAGAACACCACCGCCACCAGCGGCATGTCCGCTGAAATGAAGACCTACTACGAGAAGACCCTGCTGGACCTGGCAGAGCCTGCACTGGTGCATGACCAGTTCGGCGACAGCTACCCCATCCCGGCCAACAACGGCAAGACCATTGAGTTCCGCAAGTACACGGCGCTGCCGAAGGCCACCGAGCCCCTGACCGAAGGTGTGACCCCGGCGGGCCAGACCCTGACCGTGACCACGGTGACCGCAGACGTGCACCAGTACGGCGGCTGGGTGTCCCTGACCGACATGCTGGACCTGGCCGCCATCGACAACAACGTGGTGCAGGCCACGAACCTGCTGGCAAGCCAGGGCGGCCGCACCATGGACACCATCGTGCGCGACATCCTGAACGGCGGCACCAACGTGATCTATGCGCCCAAGGTGGCCGACGGCGTGGAGACGGCCGTGAGCAGCCGCGCAGGCCTGGACAAGACTGCGCAGCTGACCGTGGACGTGATCAACCAGGCCGTGGCCTTGCTGCAGGCCCAGAACGCGGACCCCATCGGTGACAGCTATGTGGCCATCGTGCACCCGTACACCAGCTACGACATCCGCAAGGACCCGGCATGGGTGGACGCCCACAAGTACGCGGCCCCGGAGGAAATTTTCAACGGCGAGATCGGCAAGATCAACAACGTGAGGTTCGTGGTGTCGAGCGAGGCGAAGATCTGGACCGGCACCGGCTGCCCGACGGGCCTGGCGGTTTTCAGCACCCTGGTGCTGGGTGCCCACGCCTACGCTACCACCGAACTGGAAGGCGGCGGCATGCAGCACATCGTGAAGCAGCTGGGCTACGGCGACGACCCGCTGAACCAGCGCGCGTCCGTGGGCTGGAAGGCCACCAAGACCGCCGAACGCCTGAGCGAGCCGTACATGGTACGCATTGAGAGCTGCAGCGAGAGATACAGCGCCAAGGCACTGGCGAATTGACACAAAGCCGCTGGCGCGGCATGATGTGCTGCGCAATGAGGATGCCCGGACGGGCAAATGATGTCTGCCCATGGGGCAGATGATGTGCGCTGCGGCGCATGAAAGGAGAAACTATGGCAGTAAAGAAGCAGGAAGCTGCGGTGCAGGACGCTGCAGCAATGACCGAAGCTGTGCAGGAGAACGCACAGGCAGAGAAGGACACCGAGATCGTGCATCTGTTCAAGGACGGGCACCGCTACAGCGAGCCCGTTTTCGTGGGCGTGAACGGCGAGACTTATCTGATCCAGCGCGGTGTGGACGTGGAGGTGCCGAAGGCCATTGCCGAGGTGCTGCGCCACAGTGAGGAGATGGACAACGCTGCAGCGGAGAAGATCGCGGCGGCAGAGGCGGCAGCGGTGCAGCAGGCACAGCGCGTGTAATCTGACAGAAACAACGGACACCCGGTACAGCGGCACTCTGGCTGTGCCGGGTGTTTTTGCATGAAGGAGTTGATGAGATGACGGCAGGACAGGCAATTGAACAGGCCGACGAGATGCGGCCGAACAACGAATTTTCGGACGGGCTGAAACAGAACTGGCTGCGGCAGTGCGACGCGCGGCTGCGCTCCAGCGTGGTGCAGCGCAGCGTGTGCAGCGACTTTGACGCGGTGGGCGCGGACAAGGCATGGGCAGACGGCCTTGCCTACGACACCGAACTGCTGGCACCGGAGGAGTTTGGCCCACTGTACACCCACTGGCTGTGCGCGCAGATGGACCTGGCGCTGGGCGAGACGGCCCGGGCCACGAACGCGCTGCAGATGTACAGCGACTATGTGCAGGAGTTTGCTGCGTGGATGCGGCGAAAGTATCCCCCGGCGGGCGGGGTGCAGTGGAGGTATTGACGCCCTCTCACCGCTTCCGTCCGCCTGACGGCGGCGCGTTGCGGAGCTCCCCCAAGGTGGGAGCCTTGTTTAAAGGAAGGTGCAGCATGATAGATGGAACCAATTTGAACATTTTACAGGCCGGGCGGCAACTGCTGCGGGCCTTTGGCGGCGTGAACGAGACCTATGGGTGCAGCGAGGCAGAGCTGAGCCGGGAGATGAACTTTTCCAGCCGGGGATACCCGGCGCTGCAGACCCGGGCCCCGCGCAGGAAGACCCGGGAGGTGAAGGACGTGAACGGCATGTACCACCTGAACGGGCTTTTGCTCTGCCGGGGCACCACGCTGGAGTACACGCCGGACGCAGATGACGCCCGCAGCGGGGCTGTGGTGCTGGAAAATGCTCTGACCGACGAGCACAAGGCGCTGGCAGGCATGGGCACGAAGGTGCTGATCTGGCCGGACAAGAAGGCCTTTGACACCGAGACGGGCACCCTGACCGACCTTGCCGCGAAGTGGGAGCTGGGGGACGAAGCCATGACCGTGACGCCCTGCGACACGGAAGGCGTGCTCTACCACCCCACCGGCGTGGGAGACACCGAACCGGAAAAGCCGGAGGACGGGCAGCTGGTTTTGAAAAGCACCGACGACGCGCCCTACGGCACCGGCAGCGTGCTGCTGAAGTACAGCGCGAAAAACAAGAAGTGGCAGGAGGTGCTTTTGCAGACGGTGCGCATCCACTGCCCGGGCGTGGGCGGCGTGCTGAAGGAGGGCGACACTGTGACCCTGAGCGGGATGCCGCAGGCCGTGTGCGACGCGGTGGCGGCGGGGCTGAACGGAGAGATCACGGTGGGGACGCTGGAAGAAGATGACATCATTGCGACGCTGGTGCCCACGGAGGACACGGACCGGTATTACGGCAGCTGGACCATCGGGCGCACCGGCACGACCTGGCAGAGCCTGGACGGCAAAGTGACCGAGAACGAAGCGGCGACCGCGCCGGTAGCCGTGGAACGGCGGGTGCCGGACTTCGACTTTGTGACCGAACAGGGCAACCGGGTGTGGGGCTGCAGCCGGAAGGAGAACACCATTTACGCCTGCGCCCTGGGCGACCCCACCAACTGGTACAGCTACCGGGGCATCGCTTCGGACAGCTACGCAGTGAGCGTGGGCAGCGACGGGGCGTTTACCGGCGCGGCCAGCTGCATGGGGTATGTGCTGTTCTTCAAGGAGAACTGCATCCACAAGCTGTA